CCATGGTGCTCATTCCGCCGGTCAAAGCTAGTAGATCACCCCTAAGCATCTCTTTTCGCTTCTCAAGCTCTTTTAATGAGTTTTCAAGGCTTTTGTATTCTTGAGCCTTATTAATCCATTCTTCCGACTCGTTTAAAACGAAATCTTTGGGGGCTCGTTCTGGCGGCGTAAAATCCTGCACCATTTTCCAAAATTCTTTAATCTTAGCAAGCATTTCGGTGACATAACCAAGATCTCTAGCAACTGGAACGATTACAAGCTCGCCTTCTTCACCAGGAGACATCCCAAAGCGCTCATAGTATGAACAGTAGTACATGGTATCTAATCCCATAACCTCCATGATTGCCTGAAGCTGCCCTTTATATTTCACGGGGATAACCCCTGATTTGGTAAGCTCATGGTCCTTGTAATTTCCGCATTTTATCTCTACAGCGATTTTACCTCTGGGACAGATTCCATCCAAGCTTGCACCAAAATATTGAATTGTGGGATGCTCGTAGCATCTTGGCTGCAAATCTACCTGCAACCTGGTAGATATCATTTGTCTAACGAGGGGTTCTAGATCAACCCCTCGCTTCATGGCTTCTGTTTGAATCTGTTTTTCTGACAACCCTATCAGGTCTTCCCAGGTTTGATAGGGTGTTTTAAAAGGACTCTCGCCCATTATCGCTGGAACTCTTGAGGCTGTTATGCGCTTCTCTCTCCAGGCGTGCCATTGTGAAGATCCTTGATCAAAATCAACTAGTTTCGCTTCATGCCGCATTTTGAGCCTCCTGTGCTGGTTTTACACTCATTTCGTTGTTAGCTTTTTCAACATCCTCTAATTTCACCTGGATCCTAGTATGTATTGCCGTGAAATCCCTATCTTCGATCTTGTCGAAACCGATAAATTCATTTTCCTTATATGTCCCTTTCCCGACATAGGTGTCCGCGATGTATTTTGATACATTAGCCACATAATCCTTCGGGCATGAATTCAGAAGGTTTTGTATCTGAATGACTTGCTCAGATGAAATTAGTTTTTTTTCCTCAATTACCTCTACGGTTGTTTCTTGCAAGGGAGAAAAGTTTGAGATTTTATTTTCTTTAGAGTCTTTGATCTCCATCAGCTCCTCATGAGTATAACCAGCCCCCTTGATAACATCAGGGAAAAGTTGTCTAGCCAACATGGACATGCAACGGTTGTACAACATAACCGCTGGGTACTTATCATACATATTCTTGGCTAACCCTGCACGTTTTGCATCTTCCATAGAGAAACTTACATGCCAAGTGTCGCCGTTGTCTCTGCGCTTGCCAAGGAGTATGCAGATCTTATCATCGCTTTTCGGGTCCTTAACGATGCTGTGGCCAGCTTGGCGGATCAAAGAGGCCATCATCTCTGAACTCATGCCGATCTTGCCGTTGATGTAGTACAAACCGCCATTAAGAGCTTCGAGAGGGTTAATGTTCAAAGAACGGGCCTTTTGGACAATTGCAAAAATCCCAGCTTCTCCCATCACCTGGTAGTGTTTTGACTTCATGAGCTGCGCGCACATGTTTTGCATAACCTCGACATCTTTAAGTATTGTGTCAAAGCCGCCTTCTTCTCTAATCGCTACTTGCATATTGCTAGACATTTTTATCTCCTATCGGTAATGAATCTCTGTATTTCTGCATCATTTTTTGTGTCACTACGTAATTTTCTTGGGTTTTTCTAATGATTGTTCCAATAAAACTATTTTCTTTATCCTCAAACGCATTTGCTTCGTCCATATCAGCCAAAAGAGTTTCGATCAACTCTCTTTCTTCTTCCCCTAGGAGATCTAAGATCTCTTTCAGGTCCATTTCGTACCGCATCATCAACTCCTTGTTGATTTCTTAAAGAGACTAAGCTATCATGTGACCACAATTTACGCAAGCAAAAAGGATTTATACGTCATGAAATTTAGTGAATACCTAGACAAATTCAACATCACTCCAGCCGAAATGGCAGAGCGATTAGACACAAATGCCCATGTGATTTATAGGTTGCTAAAAGGCAAGATTCCTAGACCACAAACTATACTAAAGATTTTAAAAGAAACAAAGGACGAGGTTTCCGCGAATGAGCTTCTAGGGCTACCCAGGAAGATCCCGAAGAACTTTTGGAGAAAGAAAGAGAAGTAAAAAAACCCCCAGAGCACTATGCAAAGGGGGTAAACCATATGAAAGTAAACAATGAAAAACATTTCACAACCCATGCAAAGAAGCTGCAACATGTCTAATTCCAAGGATACACTCGAGAAATTTTCTGTCAAACATTTTAAGTTTAGGCAACTTGGAGAATTTACTGGATTTAAACTAGGCTTTGCTGGATCTTGGCGACATCTTACCTAAATATATGTTAGGTGCATAAAAGACAAAACCCCCATCGGTTAGAGCCGATGAGGGTCGAAAGGAACAGACTCAGAATTGCAGCTCTGGGTGAATGCTAATCATCTTACATACACATAACATTTGTGTAAAGGGTGAAGGCAAAAAAAGGAAGAAAAAACTTCCTGTTCCTTTCGTAGTAATAACCACTACCGCTAAGGACGAATACAATGGCCTCCCAAAATCAATCAAAACCACAAGCTAACTTCTTTGCCATCATACCGGCCAACGTTCTTTGGCATGAAGGACTAGAAGCTAGTGCCAAACTCTTCTATGCTTCCATAAACGCAATGACAGATCGAGACGGCTACTGCTGGGCTTCCAATCGCTACTTCGCAGAATTATTCAATGTCGACGAAAGCACAATCAAAAGATGGCTCGAATCCCTACACTCGGCCCAAGTCATCTGGATCCAAACCGAAAAGAAAGGCATGGGCTGGAGCCGCAAGATCTACACTGTTAAAGAAATGTTTACGAAGGCTCAAAAATGCCCCATCGTAAAGAATATTTTACCTCCGAGTGAGAATGCCCCCACAGGCACTTTTCAGCGAAGGCTCAAAAATGAGCCTTACGAAGGCTCAAAAATGAGCCCATATATAGATAAGGTTATAGATAAAGAAATAACCACCCCCCAACCCCCAGCAAAAAAGGTGGGTGGGTCTTTTAAAAAAGAGATAGATCCAGAGAAGAAGAAGCTGCTTGAACCCTTGAACTTGACAGACCAGGAGAAGCGGCGGCTTTCAAAATTCGACACTAAGAATATCGCGCACGCGATTGCATATAACAAAGTGGTCGAGCCAGAAAAATCACTGATTGCTCAACTGATGTGGGCAGCAAAAATGCTTCCTGAAATCCCAGCCCCCAAAGGTGACCTAACCAAGGAGAATGCCCAATTTTCAAAAGAAACTTTCAAGAGATTCGCGATACCAAAAAGTATTTCGGTTAACCATTTGACCGATTGCGTTGAAATAGTATACACTCAATCACAAACCCCATCAAAAACATTCTTGTTTAAAGAGAAATGTTTCAAAAAAGAACTAAGTAAATATTTGTCTAGTAAATTTAAAACCAAAGAATAGTAACATGGAAATCAAAACCAAAATGCCCCCGCAGTCAAAAGAATCAGAAATGATGGTCTTAGGTTGTATGCTTACCAGCATAAACTCCCTAAACATTGCAGCATCGGAGTTGTCACAGAATGATTTTTACTACTCCGAACATAAGATGATCTTTCAGGTCATGCATGAGTCTTTCATCAAAGATCGACCGGTCGATGTGCACCTTGTTTGCGAGGAGCTTAAGAGACAAGAGAAGCTTAAGATTGCTGGCGGAATAAGCCAAGTTGTAACGCTTGCGCAATACGCAGGGACAAGCGCTTACATCGAGGAATACGTCAGAGAAATCAAAAACAAAGCCCTTTTAAGGGGGATCATCTCTTGCGCGCAAATGATCGAGAAAAAAGCCTTTGCAGAGCCAGATGATGCAGGAGCGGCGCTCGACGAAGCACAGCAGATATTATTTCAACTTTCACAAAACGAAAGCACAAGCCAGGGGAAACTTGCTAAGCAAATTTTAAACGGTGAACTTGCTGAAAACGGAAAAAGTTTCATACAGACCGTCGAAGACACAATCGACCATTTTAGAATGTTTGGTTTAGATAAAAACCGGATTTCCGGAACTCCAACCAATTTTTATGATTTTGACAAGCTTGTTAACGGACTTAATGATTCAAATTTAATGATTTTAGCCGCGCGCCCCGCGATGGGGAAAACGGCATTTGCCTTAAATATCGTTGCAAATGTCTGCTATCGTGAAAAAAAACCGGTTGGCATATTTTCGTTAGAGATGAGTGCCGAGCAGCTTGTGCACCGAATTGTTTGCACAGAAGCTCAAGTTAATTCCGATCAGATAAAAACCGGATTAGTCACGACCGATGAATTCCATCGTATCGTTGAAGCCGCTAAAATGATGGAAAATCACACGCTCATAATTGACGATCAGCCTGGATTGAAAGTCGCAGATTTAAGAGCGCGCGCACGCCGCATGAAAGAAGTTTATGATATAAAATTATTAGTCATCGACTATCTACAACTTTTAAGCGGATCAGCATCCAAAGCTCAAGAAAATAGGCAACAGGAAATCTCCGAAATTTCCCGTATGCTCAAAAATCTTGCGCGCGAGCTCAACATCCCAATCATTTGTTTGTCACAGCTTTCCCGAAAAGTTGAAGAAAGAGATAATAAGCGCCCTATGATGAGTGACTTAAGAGAAAGTGGCAGCATAGAACAAGATGCTGACCTTGTTATGTTTTTATTTAGAGCGGAATATTACAACGAAACGCATAAACCAGGAGTCGCGGAACTAATCGTAGGCAAAAACCGTCATGGAAGCATTGGGACTGTGTCCTTGACATTTCGAAAACAGTTTGCGCAGTTTGCAAATTATACTCCTGTCAACGAGTTTATGCCAGATGATGATTGAAATATTCTATTGCAATTTTTAAATAAAAGAACAATAAGCGCGTTATAATGGTAACTATTTATGACGCGCTTATTTATCCCACATCTTAAAGTGATATCGCCTAACCGGCGAGGACACTGGCGAAAGCTCTATAATCAAACCAAGAAAAACAAGGAGACTGTGCACTGGTATCTAAAAACGATAGAGAAGCCCGCCCTTCCAGTAAAAGTGACAATGACTAGGATTTCCCCTCGGGAATATGATGATGACAACCTGACCAGTTCTATGAAGGAAATTAGGGATAAGGTAGCCGATTGGTTAATACCAGGCCTTGCGCCGGGAAGGGCTGACAGTGATGAAAGAATTACTTGGGTCTATGAGCAAAGAAAAGGACAGCCAAAAGAGATTGCCCTTGAGATAACATTCACATGAATTTGTCTTCCCCGAATTTCCAACGGCACAATTCTACACCAGTAGTCCAATCACCGCAAGCTTTGCAGTCGTAGGTCTCATAAGATCCAGGATTTGAAGCAAACCATCCGCCAGCTTTCTTACCGCAGTAAAAACAGAGGAAGTCTTTATCTGATAATGATTCTATTTTCTCCATCAAATTCATAAGTGTATTCTACGTAGGGTTGATAAGGTTGAGGAACTGTGAGCCAGTATCCAAAGAAGCTAATATCATGGTGACCGCAGTCGGGACAGCCTCTATGGAAGATTTCCTCTTTACCTATCATTGTCATGAAATAATTCCAATCACAATCATCTTTGCACATGGTTTCTCCTAAGGTTTAGGAAATCCCATAACAAAGGTCGTGAAATTGGTGCAAGGGGATTTTTTATTATTCTCGCGGATCTAGATAAAGATCTCTTGGCTCTACATCGGCAGGCCTGAAATGTGAGTAAGGGTTGCGTGAGTAGTTTATTTCAACTTCGGGAGGCTTGGGGTTGGCTCGCTCTTTTTCGATGCAATACGCAATTACCTCGTCGAGGCATTGAAACATTTTTCCATCGAAGGGGATTGGTTCGAATCTGGATGTTATACTCATTTTGTTGGCTTTGGTATGTTGGGTTCGCATTTATACACATGTCTAAACTGCCTCTGTTTTACTTCTTTCTTAAACTGCGCGGCAGCAAGTTCTCTTTGATGCTTCATATAATCGTCGAACAACGATTTATTTTCAACATATAAGTCATAAAGTGGAGGCTCGCTAACTCTGGGAATAGGTGCTGGCAACGCTGGACCTAGTGTGAAGTATGAATCACGTGGGATCATTTCATTTTCCTAAATAAATTGGGTTCAGTATTGGGGAACTCAAAGACTATAGGTTTGCGCCTAGTCTTCAAATCTTCCACTTCTTGCAATAGCTTCAAAATAAGCTTGCTTTGCTCTCCAAGTCTAGCAAAAAGACCGCGCCTGACATTATTTGCTGTCTTAACCACATGCTGGATCTCTTGCCTTAAAATATGAGCCTCTTCGGTAGTCATTGGGGATCTGTCTGTGAACATATCAAACTGTAAATCTTGCATAATCGCCTCGCACTTAGGCGACGAGTGTAACGTGCAGGATTTTAGAAGTAAACAATAAACAAATTAGTTTACATAAAGAATATGGACATAGACCTTGAGCGCATCATTTTATTTCTGGAAGAAAAAATCTGGAAGTAGGCATGTTGACCCCCCAAACCAGGGAGTCGAACATGGCCTATGAAAGTCTAAAGGACACTCAACTTGCAGTCTACATTTCGCATGAAAATCTAATCCATGAACACTTCTCAAGGGGATGGGCGTATATCCAACTAGAATCATCTCATGAGTTCATCACGCCCGATGGCAAGCACAAAGATATTTACACAAAATCTGGAAAGTGGCTAAAGAGAGAACCAATCTACAAAGTAGCCTAAGAGGTTTCACTTGCATAACTGGAAGATAATGGAAAAAAAAGCTTGGCACCCTTTTCGCGTGAGTGGTAAAATACATGCACATTGCCACTATTTCGAGTGTAAATGCGAGTGTGGGGCAGAATGGAGTCAAAGCATAATCGATGAAGGCGACAAATGTATCCGAGAGTACAACCAGTCAGAGATGAGATAGAGGAAAATACCCAGCATTACCTTAAGCAGGCCAATAAGCTTAACGGATTTTTCAAGATCCAAAAGTGGCAGGACGACCACGAGGACTTGCATGTCATGGCCATTTACATTGCCATACAGTTAGCCGAGAAGATCATTACACGAGAAGATCTGGATAAAACCATTGGCTTCATCCACGAGCTTGAAGAAGCTTTCATACCCATATTTAAGCGGCAGGATGAGGCATGAATTTAATTCAACCAAGTGATGCTCAAAAAATAAAATGGTTTCTTATAGATTTCTTCAAGGATTCGTATAAACATTTTGAAAAGCCTCGGAATGAAATAACATTGCAAGAGGTAAGTGACTACGTTGAAGAATGGATGCTAAAAGCTGGGTTTGATCCTAATGAATGAAGAAATCTGCCTAAAATGCTGGCACCTGCTAATCGACTGCTATTGTTTGGAGGATGGTAATGACTGATGAAAACCGTAACAATCAAAAACATTAGCGACATGCTCCAAGAGGAGTTCGGTGAGCACTGGTGGGATAATCGTCATGTCCTAAACATTTTTGCCTACCAGATGCAAATCTTTTCGGAAGAGCAAATCAAGACAGAATGCCCCATAATGACGATTGACACCTGTCTTGAGTTCAAACGTAGTCGAACGGTAAATGGCAAGCCAATCAATGACAGCTTTAATGCGCTTGTAGCTGAAAAGCTCATGCAGCGGGAGGAATATGAAATCTGAGTGCTCAATTCAACAAAACACTTAAAAATTATCAGGTGGAAAAATGCCTTGCATGTGTTGGTACGACCCTCCGGAAGAATCAAAAAGAATGATAAAACAATATTGCCAACAGATTGTTGATGAAATCAAACGCTTAGAGAGAATAGGCGATCCACTTGGAGTTTCAATCGCTCACACTAAAGAATTGCTAGATCATCTTTATAGCCCTGAAATCTGTAAGGAAAGAAAATGAGTGAGGGAGAGATATTTAACCACATTCCTTGTAAGAAATGTGGCGAAGAACCAATTTTTTATTCACTAAATCTTGATGAAGGAAAGACAATATCGTTTTGTGAACGATGTTTAAAGGAGAAAGATGACTGAGGAAGAGAAGCCCTCCTTCTTTTGGGATATCATCGCTGGAGACTTCGAAGAAGAAAAACAGCGCGCAATCAAGGAATGGAGAGATTACCCTGAATTCAGGAAGATGCAAGTGCGCCAAATCTATAAATTCAATAAGATCAAGAGACTTTATGACTGAGGAAGAATCCGTGATATGTATCCAAAGCCCCTATGCCGGAAAAGAAAAAGAATCTCTTTGTGGAAGATTCATAGGAGCCGAATTCCATTTCATGAGTATTGATCATATTTACTGCACAATGAAAGCGAAAGGCAGGCAAGTTCCCTGTGAAAAATGTTTGAAAGAAGTGCTTGGAGTTTTAGGAGGGGAAGATGACTAGCGTAATTTGTTTAATCTGTCAACCATTAAAAAAGTAACATAAACCTAATTATCAGACGTTTACAAAAACAAATCCACCCCTCACTCATTTTTCAATGAGCGCCTGACTAGCAGAATTTAAGGGGGGAAGTCGCAATTATCCTCGAAATCAAGAATAACCGCAAATAAAAAAACCCCCTATAAGCCCATTGCCTATAGAGGGTAGCTGTCTCTCTCAAATTCTGATGAATTTCCCCTATAAGATAAAATAGCTGGAATTTCACAGCAAATAAAAAACCCCTAGCGATTTTCAGTCACTAGGGGCAAACCCTTAGAAGTATCATGTACTCCTTTCTCTTAATCCAAAAATTAGTTTATCTGCAAGCAATTTGACATCTTAAACATTTTTGTTTACTTTATTTTTGTAATCATATTTTTTGAGGAGTGTATATGCATCCAATGTATCTATACAAAATGTACATCAACCATATCATTAACGAGTTTAAGAAGGGTTCTCATGGACAAAAAGATCAAAAAACTGGAAAAGAACACGAAAAAACTGGTCAAAGAAGAGAAGTCTCTTCTTAAGGAAGATCAAAAACGCGATAAGGCTTGTGAGATGGGCAAAAAAATGATGAAGAAAAAGAAGTAATCATTTGATGCAAAATATCCTTCAAGGTGACTGTCTAGAGGTTATGCGAACGTTTCCCGATAACCATTTCTCATGTGTTGTTACGGATCCTCCCTATGGTTTGCACTTCATGGGAAAGGATTGGGACGGAAGAATTCCAGCTATTGAGTATTGGCAAGAGGCCCTTCGGGTTTGTAAGCCAGGATCTCATCTATTAGCTTTCGGGGGTTCACGGACTCATCATCATCTCATGTGCGCTATTGAAGGCGCTGGATGGGAGATAAGAGATTGCATCATGTGGATTTATGGAAGTGGATTTCCTAAGTCTCATAATCATTTTGGGTTTAAAGGATATGGCACAGCTTTAAAGCCTGCATATGAACCTATCATAGTCGCAATGAAACCTCTCGATGGAACGTTTGCCCAGAACGCAGAGAAATGGGGTGTCGCGGGGATTAATATTGATGAGTGTAGGATTGGAACCGACCAAATCACTACTCAACTAAGAGATCGATCCGCATGGCACGGAAACCGTTTTGGAAATGGTGGTTACGAGAAACCAATAGGTGAAAGTGAGCCAAGAACAGGCCGCTGGCCCGCAAACATAATACTCGATGAAATAGCAGGAGAGATGCTAGATCAGCAGAGTGGGAATTTAAAGAGTGGTCAGCCTGGAATAAGAAGAAAAGCCCATCATACAAATTCGATGTCAGGAAGATTGAATTTAACTGGGAATATCGAAAATGGAATCGGCGACTCGGGCGGCGCTTCCCGCTTCTTCTACTGCGCCAAGGCTTCCAGTGCTGAAAGAAATGCAGGGCTTGAGGGGATGCCCGATAAAATAGGGGGAGGGATGTGCTCAACAGTTTCCGGTGATACCAGATCAGGTCATATTACAATTCAAAAAAACAATCACCCCACTGTAAAACCTCTCAAACTAATGGAATACCTAATTAAGCTCGTAATGCCTCCCAAAGATGGCATTGTACTAGATCCCTTCGCAGGTAGCGGAACAACAATTGTTGCAGCCAAAAGACTAGGATTTTCTGCCGTGGGCATTGAGAAAAGCGAGGAATATGCCAAGATTGCGAGGGCTAGGGTTGATGCAGTGGAAATCGAACAAGAACAATTAGACTTATTTGAGGCATATGGCACGTAAAAGCACAGGCGAGTCTATTCGCTTTAAAAAGGCTAAGGAGAAATTCGACAACAAAAAGCTTGGTCGCCCTCCTGTAGAAATCAACTGGAAGATTGTTGAAGCCCTTTTAGAGGCTGGCTGCTCTGGTATGGAGATTGCTCCCTACTTTGATATAAGTGATTTTCAGCTTTACAGGCGCATAGAAGAAGAATACGGTGTCCCGGCCGGTGATTTCATTGCTCAAAGAAAGCATAAAGGCAATAGCTTGCTCCGTAAAAAACAGCATGATAAAGCGCTTGAAGGTCCCGGAGACAATTCGCTTTTGATTTGGCTTGGGAAAAATAGACTGGATCAGCGCGATACGCCAAATGAGATCCTTGTTTCTCCTCAGACGGTTAATCAGTTTGAAGAGCTGATGAAACAACTTTCATCGCTTCAGGATGCTTCAAAGAGCCCTTCTAGCACTAAGATTAAGGAAAGCAAATCATAGTGATTGATAGATGTTCCTAGTGCTTCCTGCGGGAGTTTTTCTATATTCTCCCGTATCCCCTTTAAAAGCTCTAATAGCTCTTGCCTTGTAGGTTTGGGCTTGACTTCGTTTACAATGTCGCATCCTTCATCATCGATCATGCAATAACTTGATTCGCCTTTAGCACATATAATCACTCTTTCTTTGGCATCTAGAGTAAGGTT